GGCGGCAGCGCCACATCCGGCCTCACGGCGTACTCGCTGGAGCGGCCGGCCCACACCCTCTACCCGGAGGCCGCCGGGTATCGCCGGCCAGGATCGCTATGGGCGGCACGGTTCACCCGACTGCTCGGCAGGAAGGGCTCCGCCGCCGGCGCGCCCCAGGAAACACCAGCACGAAAGGCACACGAGATGAGCAACCCGTTCGAGGAACTCGTCGGCGCGCTGAAGAAGAGCGCCTCCGACATCATCACCGTGGCCATCCCCGAGAAGCGTGAAGAGCTGCTCGGGCAGGCCATCGACAACTTCGCCTCTGGCCTCGCCGGGATCACCGACGACGCGGTGGAGGAGGCTTTCGCCGACGGCCTGAACGGCAACGTCACGAAGTATTTCGGGGCGTCGCGGGCGACGATGCGCAAGGGCCTGACGCACGTCAGCCAGCTCGCGATGACCGTTCGCAGCGTCGAGGAGATGGTCAAGGGCATGGCCACCGACACCTGGGACAACCCGCCCTCGGCCGAGACGATCGAGAGCCTGGACGCCTGGGTCGGCATCGGCAAGGGGCTGCTGAAGCGGGTCACCGACGAGGCGGTCTCGGGCGACGACGCCGACGAGGTGACCAAGGCGTATGGGCTCGACGGCGCCGAGCTGAAGAAGTACGCCGACGGCATCCGCGAGCTGATCGAGCGGCACCAGTACCGCCTGGCCAAGGCCGAGGGCGACGGCGTGTCCGACATGGACCCGCTGGACGTCATCGCGCGGCTGGCGACGGCGATCCTGATGCAGGTCGACGCCATCCAGGACGGCACGTCCGGCGAGGGCCAGGGCGCGGCGGACCCGGCGGCCGAGCCGGGCGCCCAGCCGGGCCAGGGCGGCCAGGGCCAGGGGCAGGGCGGCGGCGGCCAGGTGCCCCCGCAGTTCCGCAAGGGCGACATGGACGGCGAACTGAGCAAGGTCCTGGTCGAGCCCGAGGTCGTGGACAGCGCGACCCTGGTCTACCGCGTCACCGGCGACGACAGCCCGGCCGAGGTTGCCGACATCTACGACCTGGTGGGCCAGGAGGAGCCGCGACCGCTCGGCAAGTTCGCCGACTTCGCGACCCCGGAGCTGCTGGCCGCGGCCAGCATCCCGGCCGGCAACTACGCGACCTGCATGGCCAAGGGCCTGTTCCGGGTCGGGACCTCTCCCGAGGGGCAGCTCATCGCCGGGGTGGAGAACGTCGCCCTGTTCGAGGAGGAGCCCATGGGCAAGGCCGACTTCGGCGACACCGACGACCTGCGGAAGTTCGTCGCGGAAGCGGTCGGAGAAGCCGTGGCCCCGCTCCAGCAGAAGGTCGAGGAACTCTCGGCCGAGAACCAGCGCCTCCGGAAGTCGGCCGCACCCGCGAAGGTGGCCCTCGGCAGTGGCCGAGCGGTCGACAAGACGGATGACCAGAACCTGACCAAGGGCGACGGCGAGCTGCCGACCCTGGAGGAGCTGGCGAAGATGCCCGAGGCCGAGCGCGGCGTCGCGCTGATGAAGTACACCCAGCGCCGCCCGATCCGGGCGGCCTGACCGCACACCCGACACGAGATACCGCCCTGCTAAGGGCGGCGCCCCTACAGGCTCCCCTGGGGCAGGGAGCAAACGACAAAAGGCCGTCCATCTCGGGCGGCCTTTTTCATTCCCACGGAGCAGATAGATGGACACCAACGAAACCCTCGCCGCACTCCGCGAAGCCCTGGCCAAGGCAGCCGATCCGGCCCTGGCCAAGGCGTGGACGCAGAGCGCCTCCGCCACCTCGGGCCTGACCGCCTACGACCTGGAGGCGCCCGCCAAGACCCTGTACCCGGTCCTCACCCCGCTGCGGAACGAGATCCCGCGCGTCGGCGGCGGCATGGGCATCCAGGCGAACTGGCGTGCGATCACCGGCATCAACACCGCCAGCGTCGAAGCCGGCGTCAGCCAGGGCAACCGTGGCGGCGTGATCACCACGTCGACCGCGGACTACCTGGCGGCCTACAAGGGCATCGGCCTGGAAGACTACGTCACCTTCGAGGCGGAGTACGCCGCCCGCGGGTTCGACGACGTCAAGGCGCGCGCCACGCAGGGCCTGCTCCGCTCGCTGATGATCCAGGAGGAGTCGATCATCCTCGGCGGCAACACCTCGGTCGCCCTGGGCACGACCCCGACGCCGACGATCGCCGACATCACCACCGGCGGCACGCTGGCCGCCAACACCGCGCACCGCGTCATCTGCGTCGCCCTCTCCTACCAGGGCTTCCGGGTGTCGAACGTCACCAGCGGCGTCGTCGCCTCCGTCACGCGCACCAACGCGGACGGCAGCTCCGACACCTACGGCGGCGGCGCGGCGCAGCAGTCCGCGGCGGCCTCGGTCACCACGGCCAACGACAGCAACGCCACGCACGGCATCTCGGCCTACGTCACGCCCGTGCGCGGGGCCTTCGCCTACGCCTGGTTCCTCGGGACCACGGCCGGCACGGAGCGCCTGATCTCGATCACGACGCTCAACTCGGCGCGGCTGATGGGCCTGAACGGGTCCGGCCAGCTCGCCTCGGCGCTGCCCGGCGCCGACAACAGCACCAACACCTACGTCTTCGACGGCCTGCTCTCGCAGATCGCGAAGTCGGGCTCGAACGCCTACTACGCGGCGCAGGCCACCGGCACCCCGGGCACGGGGACGCCGCTGACGGCCGACACCAGCGGCGCGGTGGAGGAGTTCGACCTGGCCCTGAAGAGCTTCTGGGACAACTGGCGCCTGTCCCCGAGCGAGATCTGGGTCTCGTCGCAGGAGATGGGCTACCTGCGGAAGAAGGTGCTGACCGGCGCGGCCACCATGGCCCAGCGGTTCATCTTCCAGGCGACCCAGGGCGGGCTGATCGGCGGCTCGCAGATCCGGGGCTACATCAACCCCTACACCATGGGCGAAGCGGAGATGCTGCCGATCCGCATGCACCCGAACCTGCCGGCCGGCGTCGTCATGTTCCTGTCCAAGACGCTGCCGTACACGCTCTCGGGCGTGACCAACGTCAACCAGATCAGGACGCGGCAGGAATACTACCAGCTCGAATGGCCGATGCGCTCCAGGAAGTATGAGTATGGGGTCTATGCCGACGAGGTCCTCCAGTGCTACGCGCCCTTCTCGATGGGCATGATCACCAACATCGCTCCCGGCTGATCGTCGGCAACGAATACTTGGTGATTACTTGCGGCGGCGGGAGAAATCCTGCCGCCGCTCTCGTTCAAGAGGAGGCACTGGACCATGCCGATGCGTTTCACCGTTCCGCCCGGGATGGGCTCGATCAGCCACCGCGGCATCGAGTACCCGGTCGACGAGCACCACGAGATCACGGTCGAATCCGTCGACCCCGGGATCATCGCCGACTTCGCCGTCTTCGGCGTCGTGCCGGCGCCCGAGCGGCCGGTCGAGCCGACCCCGAAGGACCCTGCGGTCGAGGAGCGCGCTGCGCTTCTGGCCCGCGCCGAAGCTGTCGGCCTGGTGCCGGACGGCCGCTGGAAGAACGACCGCCTGAAGAAGGAGGTCGAGGCGGCCGAGGAGGCCGCGAAGAAGAGCGCCGACACCCAGTCGGGCGGGGAGTAGGCCGATGGCGACCGGCGATCTGGTCACCCTGAGCGAGGCCAAGGCTTGGCTCGAAATCACCGGCACCGACCAGGACACCAAGATCACCGGTCTCATCACCGTCGCCAGCGCCATGATCGCCGAGGCGCTCGGCCGGAAGCTGCCGCTGGATGAGGCCGCCCGCGTCGAGTTCTACGACGGCCACGGCGGCGTCTCGGTGGCGCTGCGCTCGTGGCCGATCGTCAGCATGACGTCCGTGGTCATCGACGGCGTCACCATCCAGGCCGCCAGCGGCCAGGGCTTCGGCCACTACAACGACGGCGAGATGATGCTGCACCTGCGCGGCGCCGCCTTCTCTCGCGGCCGCGCGAACGTCGTCATCAGCTACGTCGGGGGCTTCGATCTGGCCGGCCCTGAGATGGCCGTGCTGAAGCAGGCGGCCCTGATGACCATCCAGGCTCTCAGCGAGGCCCAGGGCCTCTCCCAGGTGCTCCAGAGCGAGAACGTGCCGGGCGCCTACAGCTATTCCGTCGGCCCGAACGGGGTCGGCTCCCTTCCCTCGGCGGTCATTGCGATGATCGGCCACTACCGGTCCTACCAGTGATCTCCGACCGCCACGTCCAGGCGCGCGCCGCCGCGCTGATCAAGCGCGTCGGCAAGCAGATGGTGTACCGCGCGATCACGCGCACCACCGGCCCCGAGCCCACGGAGAACCCCCCTTCCGCTTCGGCGCTCTCGGTGGTCGGCACCACGGCCCTGGGTGCCAGCTCGATCACCCTCGACGCGGCCGAAGTCTACGGCCACCTCAAGCCCGGGGACCAGTTCACGATCGCCGGCAACGCCACCGTCTACACGATCACCAACACGGTGGCCGCGTCCTCGAACACGTTCACCGGCGTCACCTTCACGCCGACCCTGGCCGCCCAGGCCGCGGACAACGCCGTGGCCACGATGGTCTTCGCTGCCGACACGACGATCTACGCGAGGGTCGGGAACCTCGACCTCCGGCTCGTCAACGGCACCGGGGTCAAGATGGGCGACCTGATGATCAAGGTCCCGAAGACGGTGCTCTCGGCCGAACCCCAGGAGGCGGACACCGTCTTCATGGACGGCCGCCCCTTCAACGTCATCGGGATCAACCCGGCCTACGCTGTCGAGGAGCCTGCCCTTTGGACGATCCAACTTCGGGGCCGCTGACCCAGGAAGAGCCGCTCGACACGCGGCTCGACCGCTACCGCCAAGAGCGCATCGCCGACGTGCTGGAGGGCGTCTCGCCCTCCGCTGCCGAGGGATACCGACGCCGCATGGACAAGCGCGTCGCGCTCAACGAGTTCCACCGCGAAATGCAGGGGTACTGAGCCATGACTGCGCAGGACAAGGCCGGCCCCGCCGGCCTCAACTTCTCGTTCACCCGATGGGTGGCCGTCACGCCGAACGACAATGCCGACCTGGCCGAGATGCCGCGCGCCCTCTACATCGGCGGCGCCGGCGACATCACCATGACCTGCATGGGCGCCGCGGCGCCGGTGAAGTTCGACAGCGTGCCCCTGGGCATCCTCCTCGTGCGCCCCGTGCGCATCATGGCGACCGGGACCGCGGCGACCGAGATCCTCGCCCTGTACTGACGGGAGGCGCGCCATGGCCGACTTCTCCGTCGCGGTAGAGCAGTGGGTGAGGAAGGCGAAGGAGCGCGCCGAGCAGGCGTTCCGCGCCATCGCCGAGGACGCGCTGGCTCGGGTCAAGGAGCTGACCCCCGTCGACACCGGCTACCTGCGCGCCAACTTCGTCACCGTCCTGGAGGGCGAAGCGATCCCGAAGGACGAGCCCACCCCCGAGACCATGGCCGGCATCAACAGGGCGAAGGTCGGCGACACGATCCTGATCGTGAACCCGGTCCCCTATGCCCGCCGCATCGAGTACGGGTTCGTCGGCGAGGACAGCCTCGGGCGCAAGTACGACCAGAAGGGGCGGCACATGGTCGCCCAGACGGTCGCGGAGATGCCCAGGATCGCCGAGGAAGCGGTCAAGCGGGTGACCCGGCCATGAGCCTCGCCAGCATCCAGAAGGCCCTGGACACGCACCTGGCGACGTTCCAGGCCACGAACGTCGCGTGGGCCGGCACGCTGTACCGGCCGACGATCGGCACCCCGTACCTGTCCCCCAAGATCTCGTCGCGCACGCGCACCCCCGTGGGGCTGGGCGCGGACGGGACCAGGAAGTGGCAGGGCACCTACACGATCAACGTCTACTTCCCGGCGGCGCAGGGCCTGGCGCGAGCCAACGCCCGGGCCGACGAGTTGCTGGCCCATTTCCCTCGGGGTGGGTCCGTGACCGGCGTTGATGGCGCGCTCGTCCAGTTCGAGACACCGACGGCGCGCCCGGAGCTTGAGCAGCCCGACTGGCTGATGATCCCGGTCGAGGTGCCCTGGTGGTCCTACGAGTACCCGTGAGGAGCTGAAGATGGCCAAGACCTATGACGTGATGAGCACCTTCAAGGCGTTCGGTCGTGAGTACACGCCGACGCTGACCGCCTACTCCTTCGAGGAGCTTCCGGAAGAGAGCCGGGGCGAGATGCTCAAGCCCTATCTCGAATCCGGCGTCGTCGTCGAGACGAAGGCCGAGGGCAAGAAGGGCAAGCCGAAGACCTGAGCACGCCAGCGCGTGTGCCCGCGCCGGCAAGACATCGAAAACGCCCCTTGGGCAAGGGCACTCGGCTCGCCGTGAGGCGCGTCATTTCCCTTTGATGGAGTAGCCCGATGGCTATCGCAACTGGCGTAGCAAAGTCCCTTCGGTTCAAGAAGGAGACGACCTGGAACACCGCAGCCGGCGCGTCGAGCGCGCAGCTCCTGCGGCGCGTCACCTCCGACATCAACCTGACCAAGCAGTCGTACCAGTCCCAGGAAATCCGCGACGACTACCAGATCGCTGACTTCCGGCACGGTCCCCGCTCGGTCACCGGCACGATCAACGGCGAGCTGTCGCCCGGCACCTACCAGCAGTTCTTCGCCGCGGCCATGCGCCAGGCATGGCAGACCGCCGCGACGACGGGCGCCCTGACCAACGTCACCGCCACCACCTCCGCCCCGCACTTCGTGCGCGCGGCCGGCTCGTTCATCACCGACGGCTTCAAGGTCGGCGATGTCGTCCGCTGGAGCGGCTGGGCAACCACCGGCGCCGGCAACAACGCCCGCAACTATCGCATCACCGCCCTGACGGCGACCGACATGACGGTGCGCGACATCGGGGCCACGACCTCGACCGTCGGCGCCAAGGCGTCCGGCGATAGCGTCACCTGCGCCGTCGTCGGCAAGAAGGTGTTCACCCCGGAGACGGGCCACACCGACGACTCGTTCTCGATCGAGCACTGGCACAGCGACATCTCGCAGTCGCATCTCTTCACCGGCTGCAAGATCAGCACCGTCGGGCTCAATCTCCCGGCGACGGGCATGGCCACCGCCGCCTTCGGCGTGCTCGGCGCCGACATGACGACCGACACGTCGGCCTACTTCACGTCCCCGACGGCGGCCACGGGCACCGGCGTGTTCGCGGCGGTCAACGGCTCGATCCGGGTGAACGGCTCCGACATCGCGATCCTCACCGGCCTGTCGGTCAACATCAACGGCGGCTACACGTCCGGCCAGGTCATCGGCTCCAACATCACGCCCGACATCTTCGAGGGGCGCGTGATGGTGAACGGCCAGTTCTCGGCCTACTTCCAGGACGGCGCGCTCCGCGACAACTTCCTGAATGAGGACGAGATCTCGCTCTTCATGTACATGACGACCTCGAACGCGGCGAATGCGGACTTCCTCTCGATCTGCATCCCGCGCCTCAAGGTCGGATCGGCCAACTACAACGACGGCGAGCAGGGCCTGATGGGCACCTACGACTACCAGGCCCTCCTGAACACCAGCGGCGGCGCGGCCACGACCTCGGACAAGTCGACGCTGATCATCCAGGACTCGACCATCTCGTGATCACGGCGCCGCCCATTGCAAGGGCGGCTCGTGGTGTTCGCGCGGACAGGGCTGGCCGGTAAGGGGTTGCCGGCCAGCCCATCTCCAACCCCCTCAACCCCGAAGGAAGCGAACCCCCATGTTCGATCTGAACGTGCTCGACACCAAGACCCCGATGGACGCCGGCGCGCCCATGGCGGTCATGAACCCCGGCACGAACCGTCCGATGTACGACGGCGACACCCCCATCACCATCACGCTCGCTGGCCGGGACGCCGAGCGCGTCCGCGAGATCCAGCACGAGCTACAGAACCGTCGCCTCGACCAGGTGCGGCGCAACTCCTCGATCAAGATGACGTCCGAGGACAACGAGCGCGACCTGATCGAGATCCTGGTGGCCGCCACCATCGGCTGGACCATCCCCTCCCTCGACGGCGAACCCTTCCCCTTCAACGAGCGCAACGCGCGCCGGCTGTGGTCCGACGAGCGATTCATCGCGCTCCGGCGTCAGGCCGACGCCTTCATCTCCGACTACTCCAATTTTATGAAGGACTGATCTCGACGCTGGTCTCCTACGCCGAGAGCGAGTTCCGCCTGGAAGAGCGCCTTCCGGACGGAGCAACGAAGCGGCAGCACCTGGAGATCGTGGCGCGTGCGACTGGGGTAACCCCGCCTGAGCTGGACCAAGAGGAACCCCCAGCTCAGGCGATGCACGTCTGGAACTGGTTCCGCGCCATGTCGGTCACCGAGCGCGGGAACAACGGGTTCAGTCCTCTCTACCTGAAGAGCGCCGACATCGAAGCGTGGCTCCGGCTGCGCGGGTATCGCGCGCGAGGCTGGGAGATCGAGGCCCTCTCCTACATCGACCGAGCCTTCATGCTGCACATGATGCAGATGGCGGAACGGGAGAAGGAGAAGGTCGACGACACCAATGACGGCAGCAGCAAGAAGTGAAGGAGGCCGCCCATGGTGGACATCGCATCTCTCGGGCTCGCGATCGACTCCTCCAAGACCGAGGAGGCCGTCAAGCGCCTCGACGCGCTGGCGGTCTCCGCGGCCAAGGCGGAGGCCGGCTCCAAGTCGCTTGGCTCCATGTCGCAGGCTATGGGGCAGCAGCTCAACGCGCTGATCCAGATCCAGGCCCAGCAGACGGCTGCCCTGCTGAAGATGGTCGAGCAGCAGGAGAAGGCGAACAAGGCCGCCGACCTCGGACAGAAGGCATACGGCGGCCTGTTCGGCACGATGAAGTCGGGCACCGGCACCATGGCCGGGGCGAGCGCCGGCATGATGGAGATGGCGCGCGCGTCGGAGACGGCGTGGAAGGCCGCCGAGAAGCTCGACGACCAGTTCGACAGCGTGTTCAAGGCGCTGGGGACTGGCCGGGCGACGCTCCAGAACGTCTCCGACGACTTCGACAAGCTCCAGCGCTCGTCCGGGCAGACGACCGAGAGCATCCTGTCGCTCAACCGGGCGATCGACCAGACCGCCCTGACCAGCGAGCAGAAGGCCGGCGCGTTCACCCGCCTGAACGCCATCATCAACGACACCACCGGCCAGATGGAGGGCTACCGCAAGCGCCTGGAGCAGTATGTCGGGTCGCTGGACGGGCAGGGCGCCGGCGAGATCGGCGCCAAGCTGGTGACCGCCCTGAACAACACGCGCGACAGCGCGCAGCGCACGAACGACGCGCTCAACCTCCTGGGCATCCAGGGCGCCGAGGCGCTGAAGAAGCTGGAGGAGACCGGTCGCAAGGTCTACTCGGCCGAGATGAAGGAGCTGGATTCGCTCCAGACCGAGCTGACGCGGCGGTTCCAGCAGAGCCCCATGGCGAAGCTCGCGGAGCGCGAGTCCAGGGAGGCCGCGGAGAAGGTCAAGCGCGAGCTTGGCGTCATCGGGTCGTTCATCGCGAACGACCCGATCCTCGACGCGCTCTTCAACCCCATGGGGATCACGACCGCCAGCATCTCGGCCGTCAACCGCCTGGGCCAGGACCTCTACAAGAGCACGGGCCTCGAAAGCCTGGAGAAGATGTTCACCTTCACCGACAAGATGAAGGTGCAGCTCGCGCTCGTGAACGAGGACGTGCGCGATCTCTACGACTCCTACGACTCCGGCCTGCCGAAGATCGTCGCCTTCTTCGACGCGATCTACGCCCGCGCGAAGGGCTACATCGAGGTCTGGAAGGGCACCTACAAGCCGACGATCCGCCCCGGCGACAACCTCGGCCAGTACAACACCATCCAGGAGGCGCCGGCCGAGGTCCAGGACGCCCTCAAGGCGCCGGCCAAGGCCACCGAGCAGCTCATCCAGGCCGGCCGGCAGCTCGTCGCCCAGTACGACGAGCAGAGGGCCGCGCTGACCCGCTTCGCCGCGGTGCAGGAGACGGCGAACAAGCTCCTGAAGGCTGGCGCCATCAACGTCGACGAGTGGCGCCTCGTGCTCGGCCGCGCCGGCAGCGAGATGACGAGGCTGACCGGCGAGACCCACCCGTTCGTGGTGATGTTGCGGGAGGCGAACGCCCAGACCGCCAAGGAGGCGGCGGAGCTGGTCGAGCAGAGCCGCAAGGTCGTCTCCGACCTGGAAAACTCGATCCGCGATCTGGAGCGCAAGCGCGACGAGATCCTGAACAACCCGAAGAGGTCCGCGCCCAGGGTGACCGCCGGCGTCCTGTCCGAGCGGTTCGCCGGGCTGATCCTGACCGAAGAGCAGAAGCGCCAGGCCGCTGATGATCTGCTGTGGATACAGCAGATGGAGGCCAAGTCGCAGGAGCAGACGGCGCAGTACCTGTCGGGGCTGTTGAGCGAGGGCAATATGTCGCCCAGCCAGCGGCTCGTCGCGGAGACGAAGGCCCTGCGGCAGGCGGCTGAGGACTCCGACCTCATCGCAGACGGGTTCGCGGCACTGGGCGCGTCGGCGGAGAAGGACCTTCTCCGCATGGTCACCATCATCCAGCAGATCCGGAAGGAGTTCGGCGAAACCGCCCCCCAGTTCATCGAGGCGTTCAAGGCTACCGGAGAGGTCCCCAATCGGCTCAAGGACTTCGTCGATGCGTTCGACTCCTCGGCGATCTCCAAGGCCCGCCAGGAGGCCGAGAAGTTCAGCGCGACCCAGCGCGACCAGATCGAGCAGCAGCACAAGCTGTTCGATGCCATTGCGTCCGGAGAGCAGGGGCTGGCCGACTACAACCGCGAGCAGATCGCCACGATCGAGGCGAACAAGCGCGGCTACACCAGCTTCGAGGCGATGCAGAAGGTGCTGGGGCCACTGGCCGGCACCATCGTCGAAGCGGCCAAGCGCATGGGCGACCTGGCCATCGCGACGAACGCGGCGCGCGGCGCCGCCGAGGCGTTCAAGCGGGCGGAGTTGTCCGGCGCCGTCGCCGACCTTGGTGCGATGTCGTCGATCGACCGGCGCGAGGGGCAGGCGGTGCTGTCGGGGCGCAAGGAGATCGACGCGCTCCCCACTGCGATGGACCCGGAAGAGCGCATCCGGACGATCCGCGAGATCAACAAGCGCGTCAGCTCCGAGATCGACGAGATCCGGAACTCGATCAAGCAGGGCGTGGCCAACTGGGACTGGGACAACACCTGGGACAAGGCGTTCGCCTCGTTCAACCGGCGCTTCGCGGCGGCCGACAGCGTGACCCGGGAGCGCATGCAGTCGCTCTCCGCGGCCGCGCGCGAGCTGAACAATCGGAACATGGGCGCCGAGGCCATCAAGGTTCTCGAAGGCCGGATGAAGGACCTCAGCCCGGCGGCCAAGGACGTCGTCGACAAGCTGCGGTCGATCAAGGACCTGGAGATCGCGGGGGAGATGGCGCGCGCGGCGCGCGACACGAACCTCGAAGTCCGGGCCATGGAGCGCCTGGCCGAGGCCGCTGGCAAGGGCGAGGCCGCCATGCGGGCCGCCAACCGGGCCAGCGCCATCGAGCGCGAGCGCGCGACCGGCGGCCGGGACATCTCCGCGGCGGAGATCGCCAAGGAGATCGCGACGATCACCCAGGCGACGAACGAGTACCGCGGCGCGGCCGTGCAGGCCCAGACGATCGCCAGCACCTACTTCGCCGCGATGGAGGGCGGCGCCACGTCGTCGGCCGAGCTGGCGATGGCCCAGGAAGAGCTGAACATCAAACTCAAGATCGGGCAGCAGATCGAGGGCGACAGCGCGCAGATGGTCGCGCTGCGGACCCAGAAGATCCGCGAGTCCATCGCCGCCATGAAGGACCGGGTCAAGGCCGAGGGCGACACCCAGCTCACCGGAGCGACGCTCGACCTCCAGCGCGAGGTCGACTACCAGCGCCAGATCACGGCCGAGATGGCGAAGCGCGGCACCGCGCTGGCCACCATCCAGATCGCCCACGAGCAGAACGAGGCCGCCCTCCGGTTCTACAAGACCACGTTCGACGCCCTCGCCCAGAGCGAGAGCCAGGAAGACCAGAAGCGGGCCGAGCGCATCCAGCAGTACGTCAAGATGACGCGCGAGATGAAGCAGCAGGCCGTGGTCCAGAGCGAGATCAAGCGCACCCAGCAGGGGGCGGACGAGATCACCCTGCTGCGCACGGAAATCTCGCTGATCGGCAAGAGCCGGGAGGAGCGCGAGACGATCCTGGCCCTGATGAAGCTGGAGCTGGACTTCAAGGAGAAGTCGGTCGGCCTCGATGCGAAGGCCCTCAAGGACCTCCGAGAGCAGATCGACGCGCAGAAGGCGCAGGTGCCCGAGCGCATCCGGCTGGGGATCAAGAAGAGCGACCTGGAGCAGGAGGCGCAGCTCACCCAGGAGATCTGGAAGAACGCCATCGCCGGCATCCAGAGCAGCTTCGCCTCGTTCTTCGAGAGCGCGCTGTCGGGCGGCACCAGCACCTGGAAGGCCCTGGCCGACAGCCTGAAGCGCGTCATGTTCCAGACCATCGCGCAGATCACCGCCGCGATGGTGTTCCGGCCGATCGTCGGCGGCGCGCTGAACATGCTGGGCGCATCTCCCGACTTCATGCGCTCGATGGGCATGGGGTCGTATGCGTCCGGCGGCGGGTCGGCGTCGTCCGGCGGCACGGACTGGCTGGGCACCGGCGGCAGCCTGTTCAGCATCGCCAACAACGGGTCCCAGCTCGCCGGCACCGGGAGCATTTCGAGCTGGCTTGGCCTGGGCGGCGGCGCGGCCGCGACCTATTCGGCCGTGCCGGCGGCATCGGCGATAGCCGCCCCGGCGGCCCTCTTGGCGGAGGGCGGCGGCGTTGCCGCTGGGTCCGGCCTTCTGGGGGCTTCGGGCGCCGCCGGCGTCGCCGGCACGACCGCCGCGGGCGGGATCGGTATCGCCGCGGCCATCCCATACATCGGCTTGGCCATCGCGGCCATCGCGCTGATCACCTCCTTCCTCGGGAACAAGAAGCCCAGCAACAAGGGCGCCGAGTTCTCGTTCAACCTGGACGAGGACTGGACCACCCAGTTCGAGGGCACGAAGCACGCCGAGCAGATGGAGTTCGTGCGCGGGTTCGCGCAGCCCATCCAGCGCATGGTGACGGGCTTCGAGAAGCTCTACAGCGTCGAGCGCCGGGCCGACGCCACCATCGGCACCAACTTCGGCATCGCCGAGGGCTCGTCCTTCTTCTACGACCGCGGCCCGCGCGACGGCGGGATCGAGAACCGGCAGGTCTTCAAGTTCGACCCGGAGGACGAGGCGTCGATCCAGGCCGCGCTCGACCAGCTCATGGTCGCCTTCCTGAAGGACGCGGACTGGACGGGCCTCGGGCAGCGCCTCGGCGAGCAGGCCGGCAAGGACGTCGCCACGGCGCTGGAGAACAGCACGGCTTCGACCCTCAGCGAACTGATGGCCGACATCAACTTCGCCTCCTCGTTCGACCAGTTGGCGAAGCTCGGCAGCGGCGCGCTCGACGGCACCACCCTGGCGATCCGGCAGCTTGAGGAAGCCGGCCGGCAGTCGGCCTCGTCGATCACCGACGCGGCGCAGGAGTTCTTCACGAAGGCTCAGGATCTGAAGCTGGGGGCCGAGGAGATGGGCGACGGGCTCACCCGCGCCGACTTCGCGACCAAGGGCTACATCATGACCCTGCTGGGTCTGGAGACCAACCTGGACGGCGTCCAGGCGGCGGGCATCCAGGCCAATGCCTTCATGGAGGAGCTGACCCCCCTGCTGACGCAGTTCGGCTTCACGCTGGAGGAGATCGCCAACATCACCGAGAGCGTGACCGCGCGCATGGAGCAGGCCGCGCGGCAGGCGGCGGCGTCGTTCGAGACGTCCATGGACGAGATGTACTACCGGGCCATCTATGGCTCGGACTACCAGACCCCGTCGGACACGCTGGTCTACACGAACGGCGGCTACAAGTTCCCCAGCATGTTCGGCCCCGGCGGCGGCTCGTTCAAGCCGCTGGTCGACGCCATCAACCTGGCGCGCGGCGGCGACGCTGCCGCCCTCCTCGACGTCCAGAAGAAGCTGGAGGCCAACACCAACAGGACGGTGAACGGCACCCAGGTCATGACGCCGCAGGAGGCGCAGAACATCTACGCCCAGGTGTCGCAGTGGTACGAGGCCGCCATCCGACAGCAGACGGCGAACAACCAGAACCAGCAGCGCGATCCCCTGTTCGGGCAGGACCAGGGCAGCGGGGGCGACAATGGTGGAGGCGGGACGGACAATAGCGAGCTGATCAACACGCTGAATGAGCAGCGCTCCACTACGCAGGACTTGATCCGGACGCTTGAGGGAACGGCGAACACTTTCGGCCGCCTCGCCAAGTCGCTGGATGACTATCGCAAGTCTCTTCTCCTCAGTGGCTACACCACGCTCACGCCCGAGCAGCAGCTCGCCGAGGCGCGCACCCAGTACCAGGACGCGCTGACCCGGTCGCGGTCGAGCGACAAGGACATCGCCGCCGAGGGCATGAACGACCTGCGAGAGGCATCCGGGAACCTGCTCGACAAGAGCCGGTCCTACTGGAAGTCGTCCGTCGCCTACCAGGAGGATTTCTCGATGGTCCAGAAGGACCTCCTGGAGATCACCGGCAAGGCCAAGACGATCGAGCAGCAGGCGCTCGATCAGCTCGTCACCGCCAACGCCACCCTGACCGACATCCTGGAAAAGCTCGACACGCTGTCGAACACCGGCTCGCCGGGATCGCCGACGAGCCCCGGCACCGGCACGCCGACCACGCCCTCGAATCCGGGCGCGGGCTACACCAGCGGCTCGGCCGTCACCGGCGCGCCGGCGGGCATGACGTTCCTGACCTCCGCCTTCCCCTACGCCAGCCAGGGCATCCTCTTCGGGGTCGGCGGGATGGGGCGCTCGCTGACCCAGAACACAGCCGCGTTCATGTCCTCCCGGTTCCCGAAGTACGCCGGCGAGATGACCGAGTATGCCGCCTACCAGTGGATGCAGGGGGCGCACGAGTCGGGGCTCAAGAACACCGGCGGGACGCCGCTGTCTCGCAACGCCTACTACAGCGCGGCGACCAAGGCGGGCTACTCGGGCGCCTTCGGGTCCGGAGCGCACCAGGGCTACCTGGATGCCGACCTGACCGGCGGCGCCTGGATGCGCTTCATCACCGAGCTGCGGCGCTTCACCGGCCAGGCCAACCTCAAGCCCGGGTGGTTCTGGCCGGACGGCGCCGCGAACCTGCCCGCCGGCATGAACCAGTCGATCCTGACCTTCGCCAAGGGCGGCGTGATGATGAGCCCGACCATGCTGCGCATGGCGAACGGCCGCTTCGGGATGATGGCGGAAGCCGGCCCGGAGGCTATCATGCCGCTCGCGCGCGGGGCCGGGGGGCGGATGGGCGTCGAGATGGTCCGGGGCGCGAACGACAACGTCGTGCAGGAGCTGAAGGCGATGCTGCGCCTCAACATGGCCGCGTTCGGGGAGCTGCTTGAGCTGACCCGCCGCTCGACCCAGTCCAGCGCCAACATCGACCGGAAGACCGGGCGCCAGTCGTTCGACGGCCGCCGGAGGGCAGCGTGAGCCAGACCCTCGGCAGCGAGCTGATCTACCTGCTGGAGGCCGACGTCTACAACCCGTCGACCAACGAGGTGGAGCAGATCTTCGCCTGCACGGGGAACGGCTACACGACCTCGCCGCTCGACGTCTACCCGAGCCGGGTCTACCAGCCGCGCCTGGCGCTGCCGGCCGACATCCGGCGCTACGTCTTCGACGACGGCAAGACCGGGGGCGCGTCCGTCACCGATCTCGGGACGGCGCGCCTCCGCAACGTCGACGGGTTCTACGACTACCTGGTCGAGGACGACTATGGCCTGGACGGGCGGGACGCCCGCGTCCTGATCGGCTACCAGGACTGGCCGCGGTCCAGGTTCGTCACCCTCATGGTGGCGACGATGGAAGGCATGGAGATGATCTTCCGCCAGGACGGCGAGGACGGCTACGAGTGCTACGCCGACCTGCGGTTCGCGGACCCGATCACGCTCTTCGACAAGCCGATCGCCCAGTCGAAGTACGCCGGCACCAACTCAGGGCCGACCGGGATCGAGGGCACCGCGGACGACCTGAAGGGGCTGCCCAAGCCCATCACCAAGGGCACGGTCAGCAACGTCTCCGTGCGGATGGTCAACACGAGCAAGCTGATCGCCCAGGTCAACGACGGCCCGGTGGGCGGCATCCCGGCGGTCTATGACGATGCGGTCGGCCTGATCAACGACGGCGACCTCGCGACGCTGGCCCTGCTCCAGGCGTGGACGCCGGTGTCCGGCCACTACAAGACCTGTCTGGCGCTCGGCCTGTTCATCCTCGGGGCCAACCCAGCAGGCACCATCACGGCTGACGTGGTCCAGGTCGGCACCAGCGCCTCTGGCGGCGCCGGTGGCGAGGCTGTGACCTTCGATGGCACCGGCCATGTCGCCTACCGCGGCTCCTTCTCTGGGGTCACCACGGACGCCGCCGGGGTGCTGTTCAGCGCCTGGGTGCGCATCGACAGCGGGAACGGCACGAACAGGACCATCTTCGCCGGCCACAACGGCGCCAGCGGCGGCTACTACGGCGTCCGCGTCTGGCTCGACACGTCGAACCGGATCAACGTGGACGTCCGCGCGAACAGCTCGGGCGGCGGCAGCGCCATCTCCTTCCGGTCGAACAGCGGCTACAGCTCCGGGTCCACCTGGCGCCACATCGCCTGGCACGCCTATCTGAACACCCCGGCGGCGTCGATGTCCTACTCGCTCTACGTCGATGGGGCGAGCGTTGCCACGACCGCCGTTTCGGTGGTCGGGCCTGGGGCGAAGATCGACATCACCCTGGCCTACTGGAGCGTGGCCGGCCGCTACGTCCCGGCGTCCGGCTACGACCAGACGGCCGGGATCTCGGTCGCCGAGCTGTGGTTCGATGACGACTGGCGGAACTTGACCACCGACCCCTCGGTCGTGACGCGATTCCGGACCTCGGACGGCTACCCGGCGGAGCTTGGCTCGTCCGGCCAGGCCGCCCTGGGCGCCAGCCCCATCGTGTACCTGCGGGGCGGCCCGTCGAGCTTCCTGGTCAACTACGGCACGGGCGGCGCCTTCTCCGAGACCGGCGGCACGCTGGTCTCGGCGGACAGCTCGCCGTACCGGTCGGTCGTCGTGGTCACCAGCGCCCCGACCCCGGTCGGGGAGATCGCGCGCGACATCGTGCGCAACATCTCGGGCCTGCCCGATTCGAGCTTCGACTACCAGAAGATCGCGCGGTTCGAGGCGGACGCGCCGCAGGGCGTCGGCATCTATGTCGACGAGGAGCGCAACGTCCGCGAGGTCCTCGACGACCTCTACAACAGCGTGGCCGGCTGGTACGGCTTCACCCGGGAGAAGAAGTTTACCTCGGGCAAGCTCCAGCTCCCCCTGGAAGAGCCGACGCTGTCTCTGGCCGAGGCCGACATCCTGTCGCTGGAGATGCTCCAGACCGGGGACGATGGCCGCGGCGTGCCGGCCTATTCAGTGACGGTCGACTACGGCAAGAACTACACCGTGCAGACGGACGGCATCGGCGCCACGACGGACGAGCGCCGCGCCTACCTGGCGCAGGAGTACCGCAAGAGCCGGCCGGCCGCCGACAACTCGATCCTCGGCGCGCACCCGCGCGCGATCGAGATCCCCTTCGTCACGCTGATGACGTCGGCCGACGACGCCGACGCATTCGCGATCGACCGGCTGGCCGTCTACTCGCGCCGCCGGCCGCGGCTCCGCCTCCAGATCAAGCTCACCCCGGACACCGCGATCGTCGAGCTGGGCGATGCGGTCGACGTCACGATCAGCCGGTTCGGCCTCGCGCGCGGGCATCGCTTCATGGTGCTGGGGGTGGGCTACCTGACCGAGAACGACCGGATCGAGCTGGACCTGTGGGGCGGCGAGCCGCTCCCCCCGACGTCCAGCATCCTGGTCTGGCTGCGCGGCGACTACACGACCCAGTCCGGCGGCAAGGTCTCCTCCATGCGGGACAAGACCGGCGGCAGCAACGACTGGACGAACAGCGACGCGAGCAACCGCCCGTCGCCGATCGACGAGGTCGAGGCGATCAACTACCAGCCGGCCGTGTCGTTCGACATGACGGACTACCTCCAGTCGACGAACGGCATCCCGTTCTCGGCCGACGACGCCAAGACCGTCTACGCGGTGATGAGGGCGACGGGGTTCCGCCTGAACGACGGCACGCTCTACCTCAACGCCGCGCTCGTTCACGACATCTCGGGCACCGGCACGTTCGGCCTCTACCTGCGCAGCGCGGCCCCGCGCTTGCTGGGGGTCGTCAACGACGGATCGGTGAAGAGCGTCAGCCAGGACCTGGCACAGGACGAGTGGGTCGCCGTCGAGTTCGCGCATGACCCGACCGGGATCGAGATGCGGCGCCACGATGTCGCGGTTCCGAGCCGGGCCTCCGCCGGCGGGTCGCAGACCCTGTTCGAGTGGGCCATCGGCCTGAACACCAGCACGGCCCTCGACGCCGACATCGCCGAGATCCTGGTCTACGACAAGACGCTGACCCAGGTGGAGCGCGAGCGCGTCCGCTCCTACATCAAGGCGCGCTACGGGATCGGGTTCGAGGCGGACGGCCCGCCGATAGGTCCTCGCATGTGGCTCCGCGGGGACAGCGTCACCGAGGTCTCGACGGCCGTCGAATACTGGACCGACAAGACCGGGCTCGGGCGCGACTTCGAGCAGGCGACAGGCGGCAGCAAGCCGATCTATCACGCGACCGACAGCGACATCAACGACCAGCCCTGCGTCGAGTTCGACGGGTCGGCCGACCACATGACGGCGGTCGCGAACATCAATCTCGGCAAGCTCATCAACCAGTCGACCTTCACCCTCTACCTGGTGCTCAAGGTCGACACGACCGGGTCCGGCGAGGCCCCATTCAGCGCCGAGGGTATCCTCGACATCCTGACCGTGCCTTCGCACCAGATCGTCGTCTCGCACTCGGATGGCGCAGCGGACTCCGTGAGCGCGGCCATCACGACGGGCGACTGGGAGATGGTCGAGGCGTTCCATGACGGCGACCGCCTCTACATGCGGACCATGGACGTCGACTACACCTCGGTCGCGAGCGCCGGGACGTCGAGCCTCGCGGTGGTCCCCACGATCGGCCGCAAGAACACGGCCTACTTCGACGGCCGCATCGCCGAGATCATCGTCTACGACGCCCTCCTGTCCGAGGAGGACCGGCAGGCGGTGCGGGACTACCTGGAGGCGCGCTACGACCTCGCCTGGACGAACTTCCCGGAGAGCGCGGTCTCGGTCCTTGCCGGCGCCGGCGGGATGTCTGTGGATGCGACGGCGCTGGTAGCCTCGCCGGTCGCCCCCGCGGCCTGGTACAACACGGAGGGGATGAGCGGCAGCCAGAGCGGCCTTTACTTCGATGTGGGTGCGATCCCAGACAAATCCGGGAACAGCCTCACCCTCATGGCCTTCATCTATCTCGCGACCTATGGCCCAACCGGGACCATCGACCCGGCCTTTGGCTACCAGGAACTGCTGGGTGATGATGATGGGGATGGCGCACACCGCACCGGGGAGGCCACCACCTCCTACATCTCGGCGACCGCCTACACGATCTACGGCGTGGCCAAGGTCTCCGCGGCGGCGCAGCTCGGCGACACCATCCTGGAGATCGGCTCCAACGACGGCGGCAGCGAAGAGGGCGCGATCCAGGTCTACGTCGACCCGACCACGAACCCCTGCACCCTGGTCTTCCGCGACATGACCAGCGAGGCGCGGGTGCAGCTCCCGGGCACCGACATCTGGTTCGCCTTCGAGGCGGTCAAGACCGGCGGCGTCCTGCGTCTCGCCACGAGCGCTGGCAGCTACGACTGGATCACGGCCGGCTCGACCACGACGACCACCCCGGGCTTCACCCTCGGCTACCGCCTGAAGAATGGCTCGCGCGCGTTCCGCGGGTCGATCGCCGAGGTCATCACCTACACGACGGCGTTGTCGTCTGGGGACCAGACCCTGAGCCGGCGCTACCTCTCCGACCGATACGGCTTCGTGTGGGCAGCCGAGCCCATCGCCCGGCTGCGGGGCAGCGGCGGCGCCGCTGCCGCTCTCTCGGCGCCGCAGGGCGCGGCGGCTGCGCTGCCCGGCGTCGGGTCGCTCGGCGTCACCCTCCCGCCCCCGCCCACGCTCTGGTCCGCTTCGGCCTCCCTCGTCACGCACGGCCACATCATCGCCGGCACCGGCGAGGTGCTGCCGGCGGCCACCGGCTGGTGGGCCGCCGACCGGGGCTCCCTGGCGACTGGCGGGATCGACTTTCTTCGCGATAAGAGCGGCAACTCGCGCGACCTGCGGCAGAGCACGGCGGGCCTCCGCCCGACGCTCAACCTCAACCTCGCGGCGATCAACGATCAGGCGTCCGCCGACTTCCCGTGGACCGATCTCGGAGGCGGGGACTACGACTACCATCACTTCACCGGCTCCAGCTCGTTTGCCACGTCGGTGCTCTCCCTGACGGCCGGGACGGTCTACATCGTGTTCAAGGCGCGCGGCTCGACCACGAACCAGAACGCCGCCAACCGGCACAACAACTCCCGCATCTACCGTCTCGGGAACACCTACCTGACGATCGCCTCGACGGGGGCTGTCCGGCCGGTCTACCGGAACGGCAGCACGAACGTCGAGACCGAGCACACCATCTCGTTCGGCACCTGGTACATGCTGGAGATCCGGCACGACGGCACCAATCTCCACTCGATGATCAACACCTCGGCGACCGAGCAGAGCGCCGCCGTAGCCTCCTGGTCGACCAGCAGCACGGTCGAGGTGCCGGGCGTCGGCAGCCTCGGGTTCGACGGCGAGATCGCGGAGATGATCACCTACAACACCGACCTCGCCAGCGGTGCGCGGACGGCGGTGAAGAACTACCTGGCGACCAAATACGGGCTCTCCTGGACGTGAGGTGGCGCTGATGGGAACGATGGCCTTCGGGTACACCAATCACGCCGAGAACGGCACCTTCAGCGGCGGCAACTGGACGCTGCCGCTGACCAACGCGCAGAGCCGCCGGCTGTTCGTGCCGGCGCGCTCGGCCGACGTCGGGCCAGCCACCACCGTCTTCGATCTCGACCTCGGGTCCGCGGAGAGCATCCGGGCCTTCTCGCTCCATGCGCACAACATGACGGCCGCGGCGACGATCGAGATCATCGCCGCCGACAGCCAGGCGAACCTGACGGCCTCGCCGACGGCGGTCTCTGGCGGGGCTGTTCTCGTCTGGCCGGCCGGCTACACGCCGAGCACCGTCCGCCTGGTGAAGGCGTACATCTTCTGGATGTCGACGGCCGTCACCAAGCGATGGTGGCGGGTCAAGATCGTCGACAACTACAACCCGGACGGCTTCGTCGACATCGGCTATGTCGGCGCCTGGGAGGTCTGGGTTCCGAGCATCAACTACAGCGTCGGGAAGCAGTTCCAGACGAAGAGCACCACGATCCAGGATTCGAGCATCGGGCTGGCGCGCCTGTTCTCGCGCCGCGCCCCATATCGCTCCGAGGCGTTCGTCCTCGACCACCTGACCAAGACCGAAGCCGACGCGCTCGCGGTCATCATGATCAACGCCGACAAGGACACGCCCATCCTCTACATCCACGACGTAGAGGAGCCGACGCGCTTTCCGCTGCGGTCTTACCTGGCGCATTTCGTTGAAATCACGCCGTTCGATCACCCCTACATCGACCGGGAGTCGAACGGGATTGCAATCGAGGAGTGGCCGGCATGATCCGGCCGCGGCCCAGACGATCTCGCAGGGAGAACTTCCCCTTGGCACGAGCACCTGACACCGTGGAGTACGCGACGCTGCGGGAGCGGGTCGCGAGCCTGGACGAGGACGTTCACGCGATCAGCGCAGACGTCTCGCACTTTCGCAACACGATGGCCACGAAGAGCGACGTGAACAACGTCCACGCGGCCTTGACCAACTTCAGTCAGACCGTTCAGGGCAGTTTCACGGCCATCAACGAGAAGCTGGCCAACCAGGGCAAGCCGCAGTGGAACCTCTACATCATGGCGGCCTCGCTGATGGTCGCCGTGATGGTGGCGCTCGGCGGCATCGCCTACTGGCCGATCAAGCAGGCGCAGGACACCCTCTTCCTGGAGCTGAAGGAGGTGCGCGCGCACATGGTCCCCCGCGTCGAGCACATCGAGCGGTGGCGACAGTCCGAGCTCTCTTCGGATAGAAACGAGCGTCGGATCGACGTCCTGGAGAAGGACGCGACGGACACCATGCGCGAGACGATCAACGCCCTGCGGCAGCGCCTGCGGGTGATGGAGGCCCAGCAGAAGTGAAGCCCACCTACGAATACTGGCCGCGCTGGAAGGCCGGCCAGATCCCTCCGGGATGGGAGAAGGCCGAGACCGGCCACCTGGAGCGCAGCATCCTCATCCGGCGCGCCGAGAAGGTCGCCCCCAAGCCCAGAGAAGGAGCGTCCAATGGACCCGACCCAAATCGCCGACCTCGTCGCGCAGCTCGCGCAGCAGCTCGCTGACCAGCAGGCCGCCGCGGCCGCGGCCACCGAGCGCGCCCCGTGGTCCCTGTGGGCTATCGGCTACGGCCGCAAGATCCTCGACTGCGGCATCATGGTGCTGGCGGCCTTCGTCTTCCTCTCGTTCCTGGACATGCGGAACGCCAAGCGGCTGGGCGATGGCGGCTTCTCCTGGGCGCTGAAGGAGATCCGGGGCGGCAACGTCGGGACCGCGGTCTACTTCGGCCTGCGCTACTCGGCGACCATCCTGGCGATGGCGCTGGTCTGGAAGACCTCGTGATGCGGCGGGCGCTGGCCGCGGCGGTCGTGCTGCTCGCGCTGGTGCGGCCGGCGGCTGGCGCCAGCCTGTTCGACCCCACCTACGACGGTATGATCCGGACGGCGATCTCCACCTACTGGACCGACGGCATCAGCGACTGGCTCCTGGGCAAGGCGCAGATGCACGCCGAGTCCGCGCTCAACCCGAGCGCCCGCAGTCCGGTCGGCGCGTCCGGCCTGGCGCAGGCCATGCCGGGCACCTGGAGCGAGGTGCTGCGGCAGATGGGGAAGGACCCGAGGCTGGTGCCGCCGACCTTCGCGCCGGCGGCGATCGAGTTCTACGCCTTCTACCAGCGGAACCTGCGCAAGCAGTGGGCCGGCTGGGGCGGTGCTCGCGGCATGGACGGCCACTGGCACGCCGTGGCTGGCTACAACGCGGGCTCCGGGCATATCGTCAAGGCGTGGCGGCTCTGCGGGAAGCCGACCGGGTGGCAGGTGACCGCTACCTGCCTGCCCCGCGTGACCGGTCGGCATGCGAAGGAGACCCAGACCTATGTTCCCAGGATCGAGGAGAAGTGGCGCGCCCTGCGCGCTCGTGCCGAGGGGAGGTAGCGGTGCCTGACCCGATCCGGATGCCACTGTCGATCGCCAGCCTGCCGCCAGGGGAAGCCTGGCGGATCGGCCGCAGCCAGGGGGTGAACCACGTCCTGGCCTGGCTTCAGGCGCGAGGGCTCGACGCCCTTTCCGCCGAATACGTCGAGATGGTCGAGCGGGAGAGGGCGCGGCCATGAGGGCGATCGGCGCGGCCGCCCTGGTGCTGGTGGCCCTGCTCGCCTTCCCGGCGGGGGTGTTCGGCGTCGTCGCCCTCCAGAATGCCACCGGCTGGCCCAGGGAGCGCGCAGGAGCGCCGCTGGCGCCCCCGTGGGTGGGTGAGCCCGCCAGGTTGACGCCGTGGCGGCCGGCGGGCAAGCTGACGGTCTTGCAAGGCCCCGGCCCGATGGAGGCGGAGATGAAGTAGCTCACCAACGACAGCGAGCTTCCTATGTCTCGATCTCGACGACGAACCCCGATATGGGGAATGTGCAACGCCAAGGTCTCCGAGGCCCAGGACAAGCGGATATGGCACGGCGCCATGCGCGCGGCAGAGCGCCGGTTCATCGCTCTGGTCAGATCCGGCCGAGAGCCCCCCGATCCGCACGTCCGGGATGTCTCAGACCCCTGGGCCATGCACAAGGACGGCAAGGCATGGCGCGTCGGGTCGTCCTGGCGCTATGACTGGCGCCGCGACCCCTGGGTCATCAAGATGATGCGGAAATGAAAGAGGGCCGCCCTTCGCGGGGCGGCCCTCTCCTCGTTCGGGTGCGCTACACCGTCTGGTGCTGCACCGTCCCGGCGCCGACGGTCAGGTGATAGCGCGCGATCGTCTTGCCGACCTCGTTGATGACGTAGACGGTGCCGGTGTCGATCGAGCTGATGACGCCGTCCGGCGCGGTGAAATGGACAGTCGGCGGGACGTGGGTGCCGTGGACGACGGTGTCCGGCGCGAAGCAGATGCCGGGCCGGGCCTCCCAGAGGTGCTCGTGGTTCGAGCTGTCGATGTGCTTGATCGTGAACATGGTGCTGCTCCTGGTGGTCGTGGTGGTCGTGGTGGTCGTGGTGGTTGGCGGAAGGGGTGGGATTTGAACCCACGGTGAGTTTCCCCACGGCGCCCTAGCAAAGCGCTGCAATAAGCCACTCTGCCACCCCTCCGGTACGCCGGGAGACCGAACGAGAGATGGCTCCGTCCGGCGTTCTCGCGCAAGACCGCAGCCGCAGCCGCGACCCCCTCCCGGTCAGCGAGAAGGCTGGAGCCTACTCCGAATCGAGGCCAGCGTCGCCCCGATTTCTCGAATCCGGTAATTCATGTGGAATATGCTGGGCTGGTAATTTACTTTCTCCGTTCCCGAAACTCGGAGAGCCCGATGACCGACAAGCCCAGCACCATCGTCACCATGCTGCTCGACCGGAGCGGCTCCATGGGCGCCGTCCGCGACGCCACGATCGAGGCGTTCAACGCCTACCTCGCCGGGCTCAAGGCCGAGCACGAGGCGACCATCCTGCTGAACCACATCCAGTTCGACTCCATCGACCTCATCAAGGTCCACACCGCCGCCCCGATCTCCGGGGTGCCGGATCTGACGCGCGAGACCTACAAGCCGCAGGGCGGGACGCCGCTGATCGACGCGGCCTGCAAGACGATCCATGCGGTGGCGGCCCAGGTCAGCGACCGGCCGGACACCAAGGTCGTGATCTGCATCCAGACCGATGGCGAGGAGAACTGCTCGCGCGAGTTCGGCTGGGCGCAGCTCGTCGACCTCGTGAAGGAGAAGACCGCGCTCGGCTGGCAGTTCAACTTCCTCGGGGCCGGCCTGGACGCCTACGCGCAGGGTTCGAAGATGGGGATCGCAGCCGGCTCCACGATGTCCTACGACCACCGGGACCCCGCGGCCACCCGGGCGGCCTTCACGGCCAGCGCCGCGAACGCAGCGGACTTCGGCGCCGGCCGCCTCTCGACCACCGAGTACAGCCTCGGGCAGCGCACCTCGGCCCGCGACGCCTTCGTCCCGGCGGACCTGGCGGCCAGCCCGTCGCCGCCGCCAGCCCAGACCCCGCCTGCGCCCGCGCCGCGCAAGGTGGTCGACGACCTGGTCCTGTGACCCGCGGCCGCTACAGCACCGAGACCGGAGCCGTCGTCAGCCGAGCGCTGGCGACGGCCGGCCTTCGGCAGTTCGAGCTGGCCCAGACGACGGGCAGCTCCGAGACCTACATCAGCCAGGTGCTCAACGGGCACCGCAACCCAACGCCGGCATGGCTCGACGTCATCGCCGGCGCGCTCTCCATGACGCCAGAGCAGCGCGTGGAGCTGCATCGAGCCGCCGCCATCGACCGCGGCTACAAGCTGGACCTGGGGAAGCTGTAGGGCTTCCCCAGACCCGGCCCTTCGCGCATCCTGGCGCGACGAGAGGTGCCCCATGATCTACATCTGGATCGCCGTCGGCGCCGTGATCCTGTGCCTGTCCGGCGCGCTGTGGTGGGAGAACGGCCGGGCCGAGGATCTCGCCAAGAGCCTGGGCGAACAGCAGGCCGAGGTCCGGCGCCTGGAGGGCAGCCTCCGCGAGGCGAAGGAGGTCGCGGACACGAACCGGCGGCTGGCGAACTGGTGGCGGGACGAGACCGTCCGGTCTGGCGAGCTGCTGGCCGAGATCGAGGACCGCGCCGGCCGCGCCGAATCTCAGCTTTCCCGTCTCCAGTCGGAGGTCCACCGTGCGAAGGATGCTACTGCGCGCGTTCCTGCTTCCTATGGTCTCGTTCATCGTTGGCTGCGCGAGCGAGGCGCCGGCGCCGATCGTCCTGACCCGCCAGGAGGTCGTGCTGCACCGGGTGCCCCGGGCGCTGACTTCCATCCCTCCGCCCATCCTCCCGCCCTCCGAGGAGGCGTCCAACGCTGAGGGCGCCACCTTCGTCATCATGCAGGCCCGGCGCATCGAGCTGCTGGAGCACAAGCTGCGGCAGATCGAGCGCTGGTCGAACGAAGCTCCGGACCCAAACACAGGAGGACCACCCGATGCTGCTGTCACCGATCCTCGCCGCCCCGCTGCTCGCCCTGATCGTCGCGGGCGCGTTCCTCGTCCGGGACAAGGGCAAGATCGACATCGACGGCCCCGACAAGCCGTTTCCCGAGATCTCGCGCTCGATCGCCGTCGCGACCATCGGCATCGCCGTGTTCCTCGTGGCGCTGAATAGGGGGCTCCCGATCTGGTGGGCGGCCCTGGCGGGCGCCGGCGCGGCCGGCGGCCTGTCGCTGGGCCACTGGGGCTCCTACGGCCTCTGGGCCTCCCTGCCGGCCGAGCGCTACGAGTGGCTGTACGGCAGGCTCGTGCCCGGGGCGGTCCCGCTCCGGACCTCCAGGCAGTGGCTCACCTACCCGGTCCTGGCGGCCAACGGCGCGGTCGTCAGCCTGGGCGCCGGGATCGCGCTGTTCCTGTCCGACGCCGGTCTCGGGCCGACCATCCTGGCTGGCGCCGCCGGCGCGACCAAGCTGCCGGCCTACGCCATCGCCTGGGCGCTGCGGCCGCCGCGGATGGGCGACCAGTCCTTCTGGCACGGCAACACGATCGGCGCGGCTATCGCCGGCGCCAGCACCGGCCTCCTGATCGCGGTGGCCATCGCCATAGCCTGATCCCCCCGCCGAAACGACGAAGGCCCCGCCCAGGGAAACCCGGGCGGGGCCTTTTCTGCGTTCAGGCGTCGGTCAGCGCGGCCGGATGTGCATGATCCCGCGCCGGATGTCGATGGTGCTCTCCCCTGCGGACCCAGGGTCGATCCCCAGCGCCCGCAGGGTGTTGATGTGGAGCTGGTCGCCCTGCACGCCCAGATCGGCCATGGCGGCGTGGTAGGACCGCATCTGGTCGTCCATGATCGCCTTCAGCGCCTTCCGGCGCGCCTCGATCCGGAGCGCTCGCTCGGCCGCCCTGGGCGGAATCGGCAGGCTTTCGTAGCCGCGGACGGGCCGCAGCGCGGGCGCCGCGATGGCCTGGTTGGGCGAGGGCGTCCGCTCGGGCTGGGGCTCGGGCTGGGGCTGGGGCGCCCTGGCGACCGGCGCCGCCGGGCTCGTGGCCGTGGCCACCTGCTTCGCGGGCGGGGCCTTCACCGGCTTCGCGGTCACGACGCCCGCGTCCACGGTCTTCGGCTTGCGGGGGTAGTTGCCGCGGCCGACGCCCTTGTTCGCCTTCTTGCTCGACGTGGAGGTGGCCGACGCCTGGGGGGCTTCGGTCTGGCCAGTGTCATCCAGGGCCATTGAAGAGATCCTTCTGTGGTGGGTTGTGGAAGACCCCCTCTTTTCGGGCGACGGCTTCGATCGCCGCCGCCGCGGCGGCCAGGTAGGTCTTGGACGGCCGCTTGTCGTTCTCCTGTCCAGGGCGGTAGTGCTTCCAGACCTGCTGCTGGAAGACCCTGGGCACCATGCGCCAATGCTCCAGGCACATGAGCATCTTCGGCGGCACGACCTTCGCGCAGCCCATGGCGTGGCAGGTGTGGCTCACGGGGCGCGCGACCGGCGCTTCTTCGCCGGCCGCTTTCCCCACTTCGCCGGGTCCTGAGCCATGATCTCCAGGGCCGTCTCGGCTGGACCTGGGATTCTGCTATGGCCAGCAAGCCATCGACGGATCGTCGAGACGTCCGTCTTCAGGGCCTCCGCCATCCGGGTCTGCCACCCGTACTTCCAGATGGCCTCCCCGATCTCGACCAGGCGTTCCGGTGTCATGCCGCGACGAACATCCTGACCAGGTCCGGCAGCGCGCTGTCGAACCCGACGACATCGAGCATGCCGGTATCGTTCGGGTCCGCGATCGAGAAGCCGGTGGACGTCATGCCGACGACGATCATCTTGGCCTCGATCCCCATCTTCTTCCGGTACTCGCGGAGCGCCTGCGCAGGGTGGGCCTTCCCGGCGAAGGTCTCGTTGTCGGTCATGACGACGAAGACGTCGACCGGGATGCCGCGCTCCATCGCATGCAGGATGGGAAGCGAGCAGTCGGTCGCTCCGAAGGGGATGCCCTTCATGATCCCGCAGACATCCTCCAGGCTGCTCGCCCGGCTGAAGTCCAGCTCGACGATGGCCGTCGCGCCCCCGCTGAACCAGCTTCCGCCGCCGCTGGCGAACCCGACCATGTGCGTCCTCGGCTCGGTTCGAGAGGTCACCATGGCGAGCGCACCGACCGCCTCCCGGCACGAGATGTTCGTCCCGGCGATGACGCTGTCCATGGAGCCCGACACGTCGAGCCCCAGCAGGAATCGCTTCCCCGTCGGCTCCACGTTCGCGAACGTGGCGTAGAAGGCCCGGTCGAGAGCCGCGACGATGTTCTGGTTCACCGGCCACGACGATTCGCTGCGGAAGCCCCTCCCGGAGGAGTACGTCTTCAGCGCGAGCAGGATGGACAGCGGGTGGACCCTGGCCTTCTTCAGCCGCTCCCGGTCTCCCAGGGCGTCCAGGACGAGGCTCTCGCCCACTCCCAGCGGGTCGAGAACGCCGGCCTTCGACATGGTGCCCAGGTTGCGGATCATCGCCGTCATCGGCATGTTCCGCAGGAGCATGCCCCAGACGCGCCCGTCCGACAGCCACTGCGTCGGGATGGCCTCGCGCGGGAACCCGCGCTCCTCGCCATCGTTGCCGCCGGTCTCGAACTTCGCGATGATCCGCAGCACGTCCGGGATGGCCGTGGCTGCCTGCATCTCGTCGAACGCCTTGACGATGTCGGGCAACGGCCGGTCCTGGACGCCCTCGCGGCGCCGGCAGATCCAGTCGAACAGCGCCCGACGCGGGGCGTCGTCGGCGTCGACCTTCGGGTGCGCTTTGCGCAGAAGATCCCGATGCGACCAGCCATCGCGCTGCTGGTACTTCACAGCCTGGAAGCCGAGCGAATCCGCGCTCTTGGCCAAGTACCAGTCGCCGACGGCCTTGCGCAGGGCGGGACCCCAGCCGCGGAACCCGTCCACGAACTCGGCGAAGTGGAACAGGTGCGTGCCGATGCGGGCGACCTTCGGCAGCGCCAGAAGGGCGAGCTTCCGCGTGGCCGAATCGGCAGCGGCGGCGCACATGGCCAGCACGAGCAGGGCGGGATCGGTCTTCGGCGCGCGGCCGGCGGTGCTGATCTCGACGACGCGGCGCACGACGCGCTCGCCATCCTCGGCAATCGCCGCGGCGACGCGCGGGATCATCTCCTTCGTCGCCTTCCGCTCCGAGGCGTAGTAGGTGCCGCCCTCAGTGCCCAGGATCAAGAACCGGTCGAGAGCCGACCAGTTGTCGATCGCGAACACGAAGCCACCCGCGTGGTTCTGCGCCATCTCCGCCTCGCGGCCGGGGATCGGCTCGACCTGCGGCGTGACGGCGTTCCGGACGCGGGTGTTCTTGGCGTAGGCGGCGGTCATAGATCACCTCTCTCGTGTTGTGGGGCGGGCGTGTGGTCGAGGTCCGCATTACACCGCTTTCGCGGGGCTGGGCTCGAACCAGCGTTGGCCACAATAACGAACCTCTGTCGGCTCGCCCCGATATCTCAGCGGTGCCGGCGTGTTGGCGAAGACGGCATAGCGCTCTAGCCAATTGAGCTACCCCCGGATGGTCCGGGGGGCGGGACTCGAACCCGCAACCTCTCTGGTGTGAACAGAAAACCATCCTCTTCCGGCAGGCACCGGGTGCTCTCTTCCTTTAGGTCCGGGCGGCGTGTTGGTGAGGTGGGGTCACGTTTACAAGGGTAACCCAGCTCGATCGGCAGCCCGGGAAATCCGGTGCGCTTCGGCGTGTTTGTGGCGTGGGGGTGGTTCTCACAGAAGAGATAACCCAAGCCATTCGGCCAATGCGCGGTGCGTGTGGTAGCGCAATTTGCGCTGGTCCGTCAAGACGTGCTGCTGCTGAAAAACGAAGAGGGCGGACGGACATTCCGCGTCGACAATACCTGCCGCTCGTAGAGGTAGGTGTAGTTGTCGAGGAACTTCAGGATCTTGTCGTCGACAGCCATGCTGGCCGTCACGCGCTCGACCTCTCGGTCAAGCTCCGCGATCTTGCTGCGCACGATGGCCGCCAGCAGGTTCTCCCCGCCGTCCCGCGCCATGAACCTCCCCTCGGCATCGACCAGCTTCTCTCGCGCGCTCTGCATCTGGGCGGTGGCCATGGTCCGCTGCATGTTCGCGGCCCTGACGTCCTGGCGCATCTTCTCGACGACGTCGATGCTGGCCAGGTCGGTGACCTCGTTCAGCACCTTCAGGAAGAGGTTCGAGACGAGGGTCATCGTCTTCGACATCTCGTTCATGCTCGACTGGCCGTCAGCCCAGACCCCGGTCTTGTCGTACCGGTCCCTGGTCTCCTGATCGAGCAGGAGGTCGCGCGCCTTGGTCAGCATCATGAACTGGATGGGGTCGCCGCCCCTGTCCGGGTGAAGCTCTGCGGCGCGGCGCCGGTACGCGGCGCGGATCGCCGACAGCCCGGCGTCCGGCTGCACGCCGAGCAGATCGTATGGGTTCGGAGTGGCGTCGGTCATGACCGCGAATACCCCAGGACGAGATCGGTGAGGGAGACGACCTGCGACCCGATCGAGCTGAGGTTCCGCAGCATCTCCGAGACGAGCGTGCGCAGCTTCTGGACCTCGATCTCGGAATCTCCGAGCTTCCGGCTCAGGTCTCGGCGCTCTTCGACCAGGGCGGTGTTCGACCGGAGAAGATCGTCGATGCGGGCGCGCAGGATGCCCACCTCAGCCTGGAGCGCTTCTTCCTGGGTCATGGCTACCTCATCTGCAAGAGAGCGCGCTCGGTGGCGGCGTTGGTGCGCAGCGCGTCGGAGTAGAGCCGCAGCGCCTCCAGGCTGGCCTTGGCGCGGTTGGCTAGCCGGCGGGCCTCGACCATCCGCTCGACGTGCTCGCGGTATCGAGGGTTGGCCTTGGCCGCCTGCTCACGCTCTGCGGCCGTCTTCGACTCCGTGGCCATGTATATCTCGGCCAGGACGATCGACTTGGTCTCCTCCAGTGCGGAGGCGTCGTAGTCGGCGTCGGCATATTCGTTCCCGCGCATTTCCATCATGTGGCGGAGACGATCTGCGTCGAGCATCTGCCCTGGGTTAGAACTCATGGCCCGTTTCCCTCTGCCATTTCATGTAGTGGGGGCTGGCCTTCGCGAACTCGATTGCGCGCTTCCTCATCGCCCCGTCCTTGAAGAAGTGCCGCAGCTCGAAGGTCGCCTCGCCGATCTTGTGCTGCTCTTCATGATGCGCATGACAGAGCGAGATGCACCAGAAATCCGACGGCTTCAGCCCCATGCCGCCGTCGGTTCCGAGGCGGACGTGGGCGGTCTCGACCGGCCCCTGTCGGCAGCCGGGCACCGAGCACTCGCGAGTGCGCACGAGCGCGCGGTGCCCCGGAGAGCGCCAGTTCCCGCCGCCCTTCCGGCGCTCCTTCTTGCGCTTCGGCGGCAGGGCCATCAGAAGTCGCCCTCCGCGCACTGGAGGCACACCAGCCCGGCCTCGCGCCACATGGCGACGACGCTGGATCGGTCGTCGATCGCGATGGTCGGCATGAACCCGTCGGCCCGGATGGCGTCCAGCATCTCGCGCTTCACGATGACGTCGGAGCGGTAGTCCTTCGCCGGCCGCATGTAGAGCGGCGCCAACGCCAGGCCCAGACCGCCATGGTCGGCCATCCACTTCCGCGTCGCCTCGCGGTAGACCTCCTCGCGGCCTGTCGCGAGGATGATCGTCGCGCCGCCGCGCTCCAGGGTGTGCGCCAGGTGGATGATCTCTGCCCGCGGCGTGTCGAGGTGCATCTCGGCGTTGAACGCCTTCCAGTCCTTCCTGGCGCCCTCCAGGTGCCTGCGGCGGTGCTCTACGTCGCAGATGGTGCCGTCGATGTCGAAGATGACGTGCATACTACCTCCTCCCGTACCTCGCGCAGAGCGCCACGACGCGCTCGCACATCTCGATGTCGAACATGCCGATGTGGCAGTCCGTCGGCTTGATCCCGAGCTGCTGGGCGAGCCACTTGTAGCCGGCGCCGCGCGCCTCCTGGCGCGAGCACTTGTCCCGCCGGATCTTCGCCAGCCACAACCGGTCGAAGGCCGCGTGCGCCCGCCCCTTGGCCCGCCGCAGGTCTCGGTTCGCGAGGCGCCCCAGGGGGACGCTGGAGCCGCGGTGGACCCCGACCCATGCCTGGCACGGGGTGCAGACCCAGAGCGCCCCGTGGTTGGTCCCGTAGAGCGGGGTGCTGTCCTCCATGAAGGCCGCCTCTGTGCCGCAGTAGGGGCACGCCGGTGGTGGCCGATCACCCATCGACGGCATCGGGCCGGGTCCCCTCCACCGGGAAGCCCCCGCCGCTCTCCAGGCCGTCGAATACCCGCATGATCTCGTCGACCGACAGGTCTGGCCGTGGGTCGCGCGGGGTGATGCGGACCAGCGGCCTGATGTCCCCCTCCGGCGCCTCCCCCCGCAGACGAGCTTCCAGAACGGCCACGCGACGCTCCAGATTCACGCGCTCGATCTCGGAGGAGGCCAAGCGGGCAGCCATCGACTGAGCCGAGGATCGGCACCGGTTTGCGGTCTCAATCGCCTCCACCATCTTGGCTCGCTGTGCTTCCATCTCGGAGACGACCGGATCTCGCGGGCCGTTCGTCAAGCCGGCCTCGATGCACAGCGCGTAGGCCAGGAGGCCGGCCGCCGTGGCGCGGTACTCGATCTGCGGCTCTCCGCCCACGAGGGCGGACATCTCCGGCACCGGCTCGATCAGCCCTTTCCGGGCGAGCGGGTGCTCCGGCCCGCCGAACATCCGTCCGCCCTTGGCGATCAAGATGCCCAGGGCGGCGATCTGCTGCCGGGACAGCTTGACGATGAAGGTGCCGCTGGTGGCGTACTCGGCGAACTGTAGATTCGTCACCGCTGAACCTCTTCGTCCTTCAGACCAAACGGCAGCATGTAGCCGGCCGGGTAGACCCAGAGATGATAGGCCGGCGCCGCATCGACGAGACGGTCCATCGTCGGGAACACCTCGACCGCAAGCCGGTCGCCTCCGACGATCTCGTTCTTGATCCGCTGCTTCTGCGCCCAGGTGACATCGAGCGCCAGAGCGTTGGTGATGCTCAGGTGCAGCACCACGTCATCGGCGCCGTCCAACTTGACCTTG